TCTCCCGCAGGCGTCAGTCCCTGATATGCTTATGGGGCGCTGGGCCGGAGACAAGAGAGTAATGTTGATGCACGTCAATGGAGACAGCATGGATAATGTCGTCCCGGACAAATCAATCATTGCTGTCTCTCTCTGTTTTTTGCATCCCCTGTTACATTGATGACTCCCTTGTGCCCGCATGTGTAAGTTATTTCCATTTTCATTTTTATTACCCCTTTCGTTTTTACCTCTCTCAACCTTATGTCTTATTATAGCACGTAATTACGAACATGTATAGGTGTTTCATGACGTAATTGCGTGATTTTATATTTTATTTATATTTATCCGGGCACAGAAAAAAGGACCCCATAACGGAGTCCTTTCCCCTAATGTCTTGCCCCAATACTAAAAACAAGTAGTTTCAATCCACAGGGCGGACGCCCTGACGCGATAGAGCCGCCGCCATATCACGCCCATAATATACCACCTGCCGCCCAAAAAAGCAACAAAAAAGACTGCCCCCGCCTAAAAAGGTCGGCCCCATAGCAGTCTTTTTGGCCCATATATCCTATGGATCGTGTATCACCCTTACAATATACCACCCGCCCTAAAAAAATGCAACAAAAAAGAGGAGGACAACCGTCCCCCTCTTAGATATACCGGATCACCTCCGGGAGATCGCCGCTCCCACGGCTACCACCGCTACGATCTGCCACACTGTACGCTGTCTCTGCAGGCGCTTATTGGCCGCCCGCAGATTGTCCCCGTACGTCTGTAAGGACTTGTTGGCCTGATCTAATTGCGTCTGCGTCTGCGTCAATTGACTCTTGGAGTCTGTCAGCGCTGTCTGAGATGCTGTCAGCTGTGCTTTGAGCATCGTTAATTGTTGACGCTGCTGAGTCAAGAGAGTCTGCTGCTCCTGCTGCTGATTGCTGAGCGTCTTGTATGACTGCTCCAGCGTCGACAGCTGATCCTCTGTTATCGTATAGCTGCTTGCCTGCGAGTACCCCGGCACAAAAAACAGCAGCCAAGACAACACAAAAAATAATAACGGATGTCTTATTGATCTCCACATACATGTCACCTCATCCTCCCTCATAACATATGCTTATCAAGCCAGTGTCCCACGACTACGCACAGCCCCCATGACACTGCCCAAATCCCCACACATCTCATTGCCGTCAGCGGGGCAAGAAATGACAGCAAAAATAAAATAATGGCAGTGGGGATAATGGATATCCCAAGTGCAAGGAGCGCCCCCAGTGCCCGGATCCGGACGGATCTCCAATTGATCATATTAGTCACTCCCCATAGTCGGCCGGATTGAGCCCGGCACAAAAATAATAGGTGCTGTCTGCGCGGTCGCCGTAGTCGTAGCCGCCGGCAGCGGCACCATACTGCCCCTTAAAAATGTCCCTCATAACCTCCAGACTCCGGAGGTCAAAACCCCGCTGGTAGCGGTTGTGCAAAAATCGGCACACGACGGACGTTGATGTTGGACACCACATGCCCGCATAGATTGCACACCGTGTCTGATCCATGGTTGGGACCTGCTGGATCGCATCCACATATCCGAGGCAGTCCGTCAGGAGCATCTCATCCTGCGCCGCCCTGCCTGCAGGGCTGTCCAGCAGTAATGAGAGTCCCCGCAGATCATCACCTGATCCGGCTATGTCACTGTACGCCCGGCCGGCGTAATAATCCCCATCGGGTATCATGGACAGCAGCTGATTAGCGCGGTCACCCTCCCACTGGCTGCAGCCGATAGATGGATAGTCCCCGCCGGTACTCCGCGATACTGCGCTGTACGGTCCCTCAATATTTGTCTGCTGTATGCCGTCCCGGATGGCAGCGGCCAGCTGATCTCTTGTCATAACTTATCACCCCCACACCTTAATCAAGATCAATACAAGGATTACAATCTCCGCAGTCTTAATGCCCCGCGGAGTCCACGTGGAGAGCCATGTCTTAACGGCCGTCTTGAAATTGGACCATGTCTCTGTGTTTTTGGCCGTCGCATATGCCTTTTTGGCAGCGGCGGCTGCCGTCTCTGCCTCCTCTGCTGCCTGCTTGAGCTGTGTCAGCTCATCTGTCACCGCCTCATCTGTGGTTACCGTCTCTGTTACTGCCTCTGCTGTCTCTGTTGTCTTGTCTGTTACATCTGCCATCATCGATCGCCTCCAAAAAATATATCAATCAGCCAAAAAAATAACGCCGCGCATAATATCACGGCGACAACCAACGCGCCTTGTGCAATCTCCATCTCGCTCATGGGCGACCATCCCCCTTATCCTGCCCTGTGTTAATCGGCATCTGCTTACTGCGTGCGACCTGCTGGAGGGCTCCCCGCAGCCATGACGGGATTAGATCCCCATACCCCGCCCGGTCGATGTTTTCCGCGAGGCTCATCGCCTCAATGATCGCATAAGCCGAAATAAAAAATGTCCTGACTGTATGCGTGGCCATAGCCACATCAAGACACACACCCACACCGATCACCGCAAACATCACGCATTTTTTGAGCAGTCCCTTGTAGGCTATTTGACTTGACAGCGTCTTGGTTTTGTAGCCGGCAAAAACGCCGGTCAAATAATCCAGCGTCACAAGTGCCACGAGTGCTTGGATTTGGTTATCAAAGCCTCCGACCACGGCTGCGCAAAAAGTCCATACAAAACCAAAAACGGCGCCGATGATCAGCTCCGTTTTGCTCCACAATCCTTGTATCCAGTTAATAATCACCCTCACGATGCTCCCCTCTTTTTTTTAGGTTATACCGACGATCCCCTTGATGATAGACTGCATATTTTTTTTGAGCTGCCGGCCGTATTTGTAATGTGTCAAGCTGTAGATACTCATGGGCTGTTGGATATCGGAGATCCTGCTTGCTACCCCATTTTTTGCAATCACAACTCCGAGCCCTGAGCTAGTAGGATTGGTCAAAATGTACACCCCCTCTGACAGCTTGCCAGCCACAATGCCCGTCCATGCCGCAGGCCAATTGCCGAGATCCCCCAATTGAGTAAGCGTTACGATCTGCACCCCGTCCGGATCATACACAGTAACGGATGAGTACCCATCGGCTGCCAGCTGGGCCGTGTATCCATCATTAAGATTATAAGTATTAAGCGAGTTGCCGCCTCTTTCTGCGTAATGTGAGACGCCACCGCTGTTATCGTACAATGCTGACAGTGTTTGATCGTTGGCAATGATATTATTTGACAACGATCCCTGCAGTGCATAGCAGCCCCCGCCAATGATGTAATACTGCCGGTATTTTTTGCTGGCCAGCGGGTGATCAGTATCCGTATAGAGTATGCCGGTTATCCCCGGGATTACCGGCACTTGCTGAGGATCATCAGTTGATGATACTACATCCCCCGGCAAAATGCCCTGCGCAGACACCACGCGGGACGAATAATTAAAATATCCGGCTGCTCGCCCAATACCAATTGACGCCTCATAATGCACCACACATCCAATCCACTCCTTAACCGTATAGGTTGTGCTGTCCTTGGAGCTGTAATACTGGTGTGCGATCCAAGGGAATGTAATCCCATCGGCATTATAGTCAATAGTCCCGCTATACGTCCCGTCCGGGTAAATCCTCAAATTACTTGCGCCAGCCCACGCACTATTAACATATGCTGACGGGCGCGTCCTTCTAAGAGACGTAAAATCATCCGGAAGCGTTTTGTCAGCCTCTGCGTCAATATCCTGCAGTGCGTCCGCCATAGACTGTACTTTTGCAATCGCCTGCGTCATGTAATCCCCGACCGAGATCGTATCAATGGTTACTCCGTTTTTTTTGATCGTGACCACACCATAATTGGATGAGTCTGAGCCAACATATACGCCCAAATTTGCCGCCGACACAGACGGCCAGTTAACCGTAGCCTGATAAGTGCCGCTGCTGCCGGACGCAATAGACATCATCGGGAGCAGCACTGTGCTGAGCGGACAGTGCCTATACGATGAGTTACCTCCGCCCGTAATCACCAGCAGATCGCCGTCAGTTGATACGCACATATCGCTGCCATTGCTAACTCCGCTCATCTGCGTTTTTGTTTTTAGGTTATACCAGCTTGCATTGGCCGCGATATATCCATAGGCGTGCTTGGCATCTCCAACATATCCCATGAGAGGAGGGATGCCGTATCCGGTCGGATCTGTGATATATGTTTTATCTGTGCCGTCCCTTAAAATCTTAACGACCTTGTAGCCGCTTGACTCTCCGGAGACGTATGCAGGCACCGGCAGTACCGGCATATCGCCCATTATTACACCTCCACCTCCCGCAGAGACATGCCCGTATATCGTTACACCGTTAGTCCACACCCACTGCCCAACGGACACATTATAATTTCCCATAGTCCGCAGCAGCCGTCCCTTATTATCCATATACAGATTGCCCTGCTGTCCGGTGATCATTACCCGCTCCATATCATCACGCTCCCACTATGACAGCCTGCGTGCCGGCGATCTCACACCACACCGGCATACCGTCTGTCACGTTGATATCAACGGCCACGGTATACACATAGCCCCGGCCGTCTATATAGACCAGTCCGCCGGAGACCGTGCCACGGCGGATCGTCTGCTGTTTTTTATTTTTGCCCGACTGCTTATACTGCATGATTGCCTGTGTCAGCCCGGCCAGTCCCTGCATATATCATCACTCCCTGATAAAAAATTATTAATACCATCTGATAATCTGTATATCCTGTTTGAGCTCACCCGGAGTCCGCGTTATCTGATTACTCTCCAGATAATATGTATTGCCATGATAGACAATTTTATCCGTAAAATCTATGAGATGCCCATAATGCCAGATCGTCATGGACAGCGTCTCCTCCGTTTTGCGGTTGAGCCACTCAATGTCTTTCGTCAGCTGTATCAATGTATCAGCTCCCTTGACCGGAAACTCCGTGTCAAACAATGCCGCGCCATACAGTGAGTTGCCGTCACCGGAGCCGTCATCTCCATAGCCGCTGCCCAGACTGCTATTGCTCTGATCGATCATGAGCTGACTGGCCTTGCCTCCCGGCCGGCCCTGTGAGATTGACGATCCCTGACGCTCCCCGTCCTGATACATTGTCGTGCCGTACCAGCCATTACCCAAAAACACATGCTCTGTTACCTGAGTGCTGGTGTCACTGCTGTCTTTTTTGCTGACAGTCACCGCTGTCTCATTGGCCAGGTATTTGTCGTTGGCCGTAGTGGCATATGTATAAGTCGTGGTGGTAGTGCTGTCCGGAGAGTCCGTCACGCGGCTTGTGATATATCCGTCAAAATTGTAGCTGCTGTCCGTTGTCTCTGTACCGCCGCTGACATCCCTGACCTCATGGACTGCAAGGCCATTACGGTAGCTGACGGAGGCGCCCCCGAAAGTGATCGTCCCGGAAAACGGCTCCGGGGACACATTGAGCGTTTTGGCTGATGATGATCCATGGCCAGACCATACAGACCTGACGGTCTTGCGTCCAATGTCCGGCCGAGTATGTCTGGTATCCGTAATATCAATCGTGTTAGGCTCGTGGCCACGCTGGATAATGTACAGCGTATCCCCGCGGATCAAGACATTAATCCATCTCTGCGGGAGATTGCCCATCCAGCCAAAAACGCCGGAAATAATATTTTGATAGGTCGCTCCAGTACCTGCATAGCTGGCAGCGGGTGTAAAATCATCAATCGCAATAGATAGTGACTTGCCCAGCCCCGCAGCAATCAGGCGTGCATGGTCCGTTGCCGTCATAGTGCCGGTAGCGGTATATGTAAACGGCGTATATAACATAACATCCTTGTCATAGACTCCAACTACTTTTCGCATCAACCCCTGCCCGGAGGTCTCATCAACAATAAAATTATAATCGTAATCCAGCAGCCGGCCGGTAATGGCAGCACCCAGCTCCATATCATACGGCACGGTCATTGAGAATTGATCGGCCAGTGTTGTCCGCTGGAGACTGATAGTGATTGACTCCGGGTTGAGCTTATTGGTCAGATAAGCTATATGCCGCGTGGTGTCAGCAGAGACCACATCTGACAGGACTATATGCAGTGCTGTGTCGGCGTCTGATATATCACTGTACCCGACATTACGGATGAGATCAGCTGTTACAATATCATCCGGGGCAGACAGACTGCGGACAGTATCGGCAGCGGCTATATCTATCCGATAGATATCAACTGATGTATCAGCGTTGACAGCGTCAGATGCATGGATGATGCGAACGGCATCAATTATTGTGTTATCGGCGTATGCCTGCGCCGCTATCGTACGGCGCAAATCCGTATTAACGATATCATCCGCATGGAGCCGGCGTATAATATCCGCTATGGTCTCATCAGTCCGATAGACCATCCGCCGGACATCGGCAGTGCTGATATCCGCCACAGTAACCACCCGGGACAGATCCACATTAATAACATCTGGCCGCCGAGTCCTGCGGGAGAGATCTCCTGCAGTCTGATCCGTGGTATGCACCACTCGCCGGGCACTCGCGTTGGTACGATCCGGCGTCCCAAAAATACGTGCTGTATCAGCATTAGTCTGATCAGTCTCTTGTAATGACCGCCGCGTGTCGATATTGGTGGTATCAGAAATGGTTGTGGCCTCTGCGTAAGACACAAAAATTAACGGCTTAAGCGTAATCATAATTAAGCCCCAGCAGACTGCAGTCCAAATGACAAGGCCCGCAAATCCTCCTCAGACCATGCCAATGACGTAAGAGGATTAACGACTAACGCTTGAGTGTACATCCCCGCAGACGTAGTGGTAGTAAGGGATTTTGTCTCTGGTGTTGCAACAGATGTGCCAGAGACGATATTTTGTATGGCGTTAGGAGTCCCGGAATCATAATAGGCCGGAACGGCCGCCATGCTTACACCCTGTATAGCTGCCGTTTTGCCGGTTCCTAATACGGGCGCCATCGCTGCGTCCAACGCATCAACATCGATCTTTTGGAGGAGAGGCTTGCCTGAGGTTGATACGCTATAAGATCCATTACTATTAGAGGCCCACTCCCCCGGCATAGTAATAGACGGACTTGCAATCGCAACATGCTCATTAGATATGTCTGCATCTGATATTAAAATATTAGACATATATGATTTCCCTCCATTAAAACCTGAATTAGAGTAAAATGTTATCTGTGAGCACCCTGCGTAGGACATCGAACCATTAGTGACTGATCCATTCATGCTATATTTAAGCACTCCGTTAATATATACATATACATGCCCATTAGCCCCCACCTCCACGTCTATCAGCACCTCACTGTAAGACTCGGCGGCATAAGCGTTGGTCATTTGATGCGCGGATTTGTTGGCGTAAAACTGTATTATATTGCCATAAGTATCATCAAAATAGACGCCATGCATCCCATCGATCATCACGTTAGTTCGGTTATAATAAGATCCATTTGGGCTGATAATCCCAAATTTTACGTACACGTGCGTTAATGATGGGATGCTAATATATGGTGTACCATTTGCGAGGATTGCGACACCATTATATGGATTATATACGGTGCCCGAAGCTGTATACGCGCCAGTTTTGCCTTCGAATAGCTCGCCATATCCCGGGTTGATATACTTAAAACTCATAATGCCGCCCCCTTATGAGGCGGCCTGAACCGTTACCGTGCTATGCAGCACTGTGGTATCGTCTTTGACCGGGCTTTCATTACTGCTGGCGCTGACTTTCACCCAAATGATTTTATTTTTTGCTCCGATAACATCACTAATAGTCAGACTGGACGCCCATGATCCTTTGGCCAGCATGTAATCTGCATCAGCCAGCTTACTCTTAACCGCCGTCCCAGATGTTACTGCAATTGTCCCAGTCACTGTAGCCGCTCCCGGAGTGTTGCCCCCACCTGCTGATTTTTCGGTCACCGTGATGGCTGCCCCTGACACCGTAGCCGTATACAACGCGGATTTGCTCACGATAGCCGCGGCAATATTGGTTGCCGTTGTACTAATATCAGCGCCGACCGCAAAATCAGTCCCCGCAGTCAATGTCACGCCACCCACCACAATGGTGTCCCCGCTCACGGCATTGGTCGTAAGCGTATAGGTGTTGCTCCCCGCAGTGGACAGATCATGTGCCAGCTGCCACTTGCTGATATTGCCTCCGGTCGGCTGATATGCACTGCCGTCCCAGTAATACGGCGCAATCACAGAGTCACCGACTGTCTCATAGCCGTCCACACACCGGAGCGCCAGTTTTACTGCCTTGCTCTCGTTTTTTGTCGCATCCAGTATCACTGACAGCGGGGCCGTAAATGCCCGGTCCTCTGATATCTGCGTTCCGTCCGTTCCTCCGGCAGTCGGATTATTCATGTAAAAATGATGATAACTCCCCATTATTTGCCTCCTGCGGGATATCCCCGCCAAAATTATTTAATTAAATTCTCCAAAACTCTAAATCCAACTGGTGATAACTCTCAAACCGGGGGACGTATGCATCCTTACGGATAATAACACGCATCTTGCCCCAGTCTGTCCCGGCATGGTCAATCACATCAACCATGGTCCGCTGAGTCCAGTAGTTATATATTTTTATATACTCCTGATATGCAAAAACAGCGGTGCAGGTGATCTTATCCCCGGACTCAACGTGTCCGTAATCCTCCACCACATTACCGTCTATGGTCTGATGCATCTCTTGCCTGTCGTCCGGGACCATGCTCCAGTCATCCGGACGACGGAATCCCACGGCATCTCCGACTTTGAGCAATATCAATGCCATTCATTATCCCTCCCCATTGTAGGTGTACTGCTGCAGGCGGGTAGCATCTGTATAAGCGGTTTTTGTCCGCTCTCCTACAGCATCAGCCAGCTTGGATATTGTGCCGCGGTCAACAAAAACGCCGCCCTCAATGGTAATGTTCTGGCTAAATCCGGGGATTTCCCGCGTCATAGTGTTGCCCCGGTATACTCTGACGGCCGACTGTGTCAGCGCCCGCGCGGATGCATCCATTTCCATTCCGGGGACTAAATTTTCCTGTGCCCAGTGCATGACGTCCGAAAACCGGCCGACCTCCTCCGGATTAGTCATGTCATTTTCAATGCCCATCTTCCGGCGCATAGCCATCAGGATACCCATTCGGGCGTTACTTATTCTCTGATCAGCAGTACCCGGTCCGGCCATAGCGTTTCTCAATATGTTCAGATATTCTCGGTTTTCGCGGAACATTGCCAGTGCCTCATTCTGCCGGGCTCTGGTCTTTTCATGTTCGGCCCACCTGGTGGCTGTGACCTCATCAACGCCTTTCTGTATCCATGCACGCCGCTCCCGGTCAATATCATCCAACCGGTTCTGCAGTTCGGATTTCCAGACACGATTGATCTGTCCCAGAGTATTATCGTTAAAATCCTGCATGATCTTTGACTTTTCGGCCTCAACCATGGCTGTGACAGATGCCTCATCAGCACCCTCCTCGCGATACCTGCGGGCTTTTTCATCAATATCATGCAGCTGTTTTTGGAGCATGCTATGAGTGGCTCCGTACATTTCGTCCTGTACCTCTTTGTTGGCTGCCGCCACCTGCTTGGCATTTTCCATGGCCGCCAGCTCCTGCTTAATCTGCTCAGCGTTTTTGCTGGTCTGGTCATCTCCCGCAGTAGGGCGATTCTGCGGAGCCGTGTCTTTTGGCCCCTGATACTCTCCTGTTTTAAGCGTGACGTCCAGTGAGCTGTCTTTTAACGCCTCATCAGATGCTGCCGACTTGCTGCCACTGCCAAACATCTGATGCATCCAGACAAATGGTGCCGCAATCGGCTCTGCCTCCATGAGATCAAGGCCAAAATCAGCAGCAGAGGATGACGCCACAGCCGACTTGGCTCCCTTGATAGCATTGATGTCGCGCAACACATGCTGCAGCACTGTGTCAGCATTTTTGCCGTTGATACCGACAGAGTTTAATAGCTTGGCCAGATCGCCGATCCCCTCAAATGTCAGCTTGGAGATATCAATCAGGACTTTACCCAGGCTCTTTATGTCTTCCTTATTGTCCTGTACGCCCTGAATAAAATCTTTTACAGCCGCAGTGATTTCCGGCATTAACTCATTGGCCACCGGCATCAGTGCAGCGCCTACAGCTGTACCAAGCTGGCCCGCCTCAATTTTCATATTGTTCCACTCAATATACAGCTGGTGGGAGTCGTCCGGGTTAAGCAGTCCGGATGTTTTTATTGTCGCTGCTCTTTCCTGCAGCTCCGTCATCTGCTCTAATACCGGGACCAATGCAGCACCGCGGGCGCCCAACACTTGGCTGACATATTCATTTTCCATTCCAGCCGCGGATGCATTACGATATCCCTGTGCAAGAGCCATCAGCTGCTGATTGACCGGCAGCAGCTGCCCGTTGGCATCTCTCAGATTGACGCCAAACACCTGCAGCAGCCGTGTCGTCTCATTGCCGGCAGCTCCCGCAGACTGGACCGACCTGTCCAGCCTGATAATGGCCGGGACCGCCGCATTGGCATCCGCTCCGGCCAGCCTGAATACCATGGACATCTGCGCCGCCTCTGCATTGGTCGTATGCATTTTTTGAGCCAGTGTATAGATATTGTTTCCGGCCGTCATGGCCCCCTGTGTCAGCTGCATCAGACCAAACCCGCCGGCTACAGTGCCCAGACCTACAGCCAGACGGCCGCGGACAGCACCCATCATGCCCAGTGCGCCGGATGCGCCTCCGGCCAGTGCTGCCTGACCGGCAGAGATACTGCTCAGTAATCCTCCGACTCCTCCGGCACTGGTGGCCGCACGTCCTGCTCCGGACGCCTCGGCCGTCTGCTCCGCGCGCGTCCTGCGGATCTGCTGCTGCAGACTGGTATACGCCCGCTGCTCATTGAGCAGACGTGTCTCCATTCTGGCGGATGCAGCGGAGTCCGCCCCTTTGGCAGCTGTCACCTCACGATAAGCAGCCGTCATGATCTGGACTTTTTGTCTCTGTATGTCCAGCTGCTGTGTCAGTCCCCGCTCCTGCACCGCCAGACGCTGTGTCTTGCCTGTGGCCTCATCAATCCCATTAAGATCAATATCAGTTTTGAGTTTTATGGTCTTTTTTTCGTGATTAAGTTTGGCCATAGCCTCATTGACCGTTTTGTCAGCCAGTGCAAAATCAGACTGCAGCTCTGATACATCCAGCCCCAGCTTGGCATACAGAGATGCGATCGGCTCTCCTTTAGCCATTCATATTACCTCCTCTCCTCAAAAAATACCTGTATCCTCAATCGGCGTCAGGACCGTGGCGTTATCCATTTTGTCTCTGATGACCACCAGAGACAGGGCGTAAATTAAATCCGTGTCAAATAACGCCTGCATTGTCCACTTATACCGGCGATGCAGTGTTTCCAACCAGCCTATACATACCTCATACGGAGTCAGCTCTACTGCGCTGCCTCCGCCTCCGCGTTTGGGATTTTACCCAGTGTGCCATTAACACTGCGGACAACCCACAGCAGGCATGCCGTATACAACGGACGGAGCCCCTCGATCGGTACTTTATCCATAAGTACCTCTGGAGTAATTTCCGGCGGGAAGATAGATGCAATCAGGGCCAACGTCTCATTAGCATACTCAACTGCACCCATATCTCCGCCAGTCTCCTCATGCTTCACAAATTCATACCATGTCCGCACTTTCAGATGGACTGGTTTGTATTTTTTTCCATCAATCACAAGCTCCGGGACCACCGGAGCTGTTTTCTTTTCTGCCATAATCAGTCAATCTCCTTTCATGATCCGGATCCTGTTTTAGTACCGCCCCCTGCGGGAGCCGCGGGCTCCACACCGTCATACCATTTATCGCCGGTGTCTTTGACATATCCTTCTGCGTCCTCGTCAGCCACACGTTTCCACGCCCGGTCAAATTCCCGGGTTACAAATTTACCGGTCAGTTTCGGCGTGTTCCACTGGATATTGTTTGTTTTCGTCTGGAAATTTTCTTCCGGTTCCTGGAATTTTCCTTTCAGAATCTTCACAAATTTTTTGCTGCCGTTGTTCTTCTTGGACTCAAACAGTAACGCCACATCCGGGGGCGTATCCGTAGACTTATAGTCCACCACTCCGGCGTTAACCGTATGCCCCAGCAGTGCTGCAATCGTTACCAGATCCAGCTGCGCCATGTTGAGACTCACCTCAATATCACCCAATGCCGCCGCCGTCGCAAACGGCGCATCATCTGCATAAAGACTGTCAATATTCCCATTGGTTTTCACATCAATGGAGATGACGCCCGGAACAGCCACGGGAGCATCATATGTTACTCCTGTAGCATCATCTTTTGTCAATACTGCATAATGCAGATTGTTGACTCCTACCTGTACACCTCTGCTCATTATTTATTCCTCCTCCGCTAATATATATCTCATAACTGTAAATCTAAGTGCCTTATCCTTATAGCCGTTATCATCAACGTACCGCTCTGTATATTGCCGCATCCATCCCAGGTCGGCCATAATCGGCCTCACCGCGTCAACGATCGCCTGATCATCTCCGTCAGTCGTGACGATACTGATCTGCACTGTTACTCTGCGGGCGATCTCAGTGTCATCCGCATACATATGCGGAGTATCATTAACTACCTGATAGACAACAATAGGATAACGGCCGGAGCTGTCAGTCATGTTGCTGACGACTCCGTCCTCTCCTCCGTGGAGCAGCGCAGTCAATGCTGGAGTACCGGTGAGTCTGCTGTACAGGCTATCAATAATATCAGACATGCCGCGCCTCCTCCTTCATTACTCTCTCCAGCCCCGCCTTGTATTCGTCCTTATGGTCATCCATGGCGGGATACAAAAACGGTTTATTAATCCGCGGATCAAATTCTACGATCCGGCCATACTTAACCTTGTTCACCGGGTTTTTCGCATCCGCTACAATCCGGATCTTTTCGCGGTCACGTGTCCACTCCCAGTGGATGGAATCCCGCAGCCGGCCGGTGTCTACCGGGCAGCGGGATTTTGCATCAGCCACAATCTTATCGGCCATCTGCTCCATATATTTGCGGCAGGCATCAACCATGCCCTCACCCCATGTCTGCAGGATAACCTCAAATTTGATGCTGTCATCACGCCTCTTGGCCATTGTCGCTCACGTCCTCAATACACTCTACATACGTCCACCGGTGTCTCATCCCGGCATCAACCGGGGCGCCGATAGCCTTATATGTCCGGCCGTCAGCGACATACCGGTGCGACGGAGTCAGGTCTTTGCGGTATCTCATAATGATCATGACCTTTTGGATGATATTGACCTCGACCGTGGTGGTAAAAATCTGAGACGCACGCGTCTGGACAGCCGCCCATACCACAGGGCCGGCGGTGTAGGTCGTCTTGCGATCTCCCCGGACCGTCTTGGTAATCTGCGGCACCATAATAGTGACTCTCCGGCGGAGCCGACCAATATCCATTGTTTTAAGGATGTTGTCCTCAGTGGTCATGTCTCACTCACCGTCCATGTCTGCAGCTGTGTAATCATTGACCGGATAGTGTAGGAGTAATCCTGCGCTCCGTCATGCGCCATAGTCGGATGATCATACAGCTCATTGATCATGAGCTTTTGGATCATGTCGGCCAGATTGGTAAAATCCGCATCCGCGCCGTACATCTGGTCAAAACCAGTAACAGCACTGCGGACGTGAGACAGTGCCACGCCCATCAGCGCCGTCAGATTGGTATCGTCATCAGTGCTGTCGATACGGAGGAATGCCTTAACGTCCGCAAGTGTCATTATTTTTCACCTCTCATTATTTGCCGGCCGGAACGTTCGCGGCGTCAACAGTCAATTTCAGGCTGGCCAGAGCCGCGGAGTCAGCAACAACCGTATCAAATCTTTCGATCGCGCGGATGTAAATAGCGTTGACCGTAAATCCTGCCTGATCAGATGTAGCAATCTCAACGCCAACCCGGTCAAAAAAGTGGCAGTAATCTGCGAGACTGCCAATGTAAAACGGGATACCGACCTTACCGGATGTGGCAGTATCATTAACCAACAGACTGTTTTTCAGCACCACAATTTTGCGGCCCTTGAACATTTTCTGCGTGGGGTCCGCAATGCTGGTAGTCAGCATCGGACGGCCCTCATTGTCAGTCAGATCGTCCAAATACTGGAATCCACTCTGATTGGTAATGATCTGTGCGCCATCAGAAATCGCCGGATCCAGTGTCAGATTGAGAGTGCGAGAGATGTCCTTATAAGATGTAGCAGCCGCAGCGGTCAGAGCAGACATCTTAGCAAGGATCTGCGCATTTTCGGTGTTGATTGCCTTCCGGGCAAAACGTGTACCGATCAATCCGATCAAATCCACATCAATATCCTGCAGCAGCTGCCTGGCCACCGGGATGATGTCGCCGTAATCCTTGATCTCGTATTTAAGCTGGCCAAAATCAATATCGGACTTCGTAATTTCGTTCAGTTCCTCAAAATTCGCGAGCTGACCGTCTTCTTCTCCAATTGTCGGCTGCGTACCGGAGCGGCTCCCCGCAGGACGGACAGTGCAGAGATCTTTCAGAGCAGTATAGTCGCGGCGGAACTCCAGTACCTGCGCAAACTGTTCGGCCGGAATGAGATATCCACCTTTTTCTGGAGTCGCGCCGACCTGTCCGGGAGTACCGGAAGCGTCATACATCCGCGCATCCATCCGCGTAAATTTCGTACGGTCCAGATAGGCCTTTTCCTCGTCATCCAGTTTCGCGCCGGAAACAGCACCAAAAACCAATTTATTAAAAATGCGATTGCGCATATGCTGTCTTTCAGCCTTGTCCAGCGCATCAATCTGATTTTTCAAAGGGGCCGCGCCACCATTAAAAAACTGTGCCTGTTCGGCTCTTTCCACGCCGATCTGCACTTCCAGTTTGTCCTGCAGGTCTTTCAATTCCGGCAGCTTGGCCTTGGCGTCAGCGATTTTCCCTTCTGCCTGCAGCCCTTCAATGCTCTTTTTCATGGCGTCAAAAATTTTCTTCATTTCTACAGATTTTTTCATTGTTTTACCTCACTTTTTGCATTAAAAAACGCTGGCCAATGCCAACGCTACAGAAACCTCATCATTTAATTTTGTACTATCCGGCGGATTCGGATGGTTGCTCAGCGGATCCACGGCCGGTGGTTTCGGCGGCTCCAGATTCGCCGTCTGCGCATCCTTAATAACAATCCCTGCGGGACGGTTTTTCAGGCGTGCCGCATAGCCGCCAATACACGCCACAGCCTTGAGCGGCGCGGTGGTCGCCACATTAAATGTCTGCGCGGCGTCATCCCCGGACATCCATGTGGCGTTATTGACCATCTCCTTGATCTGGTCAGGCGTCACTCCGTCTTTGGCCCATTTTTGGTACCGCACTTCAATACCATCCTGCAATTTGTCCAGCAGGTCAGCTGTCTTGCGGAGCGTATCGGCATCACCGGACTCCATGGTGGACGGCTTATGGATCATGATGTATGCATTTTCCGGGATTTGCACCACATCACAGGCAAACATAATCTGCGTGGCAATGCTGGCGCAGAGTCCGTCCACGACAGCCGTCTTTTTGCCGGGATAACGCTCCAGCATGGCAGCCATGGCCATACCTGCAAAAACATCACCGCCGCCGGAGTTGATGTACAGAGTCAAATCCTCTCCGTCAAGTCCATTGAGCATGTTTTTTATGTCGGCCGGATAGGTAGATGCGTCGTCTCCCCAGCTCCATCCTTTCATCCGGTCGTCCTCAATGTCTCCGGTAATATACATTTCTGCCGGTTTCCCGCCGGTGCTGTTTTTAATTCTCAAAAATTTCATTCTATCACCTCCTGTTTTTTGTATTGTTCGCAGCCATATTTGCAGTGGCTGCCATCCCCATAGGGACATAGGCCCCATTAATATACAGATCATCCGCTCCCTGTTTCGGTGGCTTTTCCAATGCCTCGCGCGCCTCATTGGGAGAGTAGATCCCGTTATTGACATACCCTGACAGCACTGTCTGCATGGTCTCAATGTCACCCCGCAGCAAATCCCAGGTATTAAATCTAAACGACAACCCCTGCTGCAGTTCGGCCGGACTCAATAATTTATAATTGAGTTCTTCCTCATACCCTTTCAGGATGTATGCCAACGTATCCACCAAAAACGCCAGCTGCTGCATCTCCGAGTTGTCATAGGATGACTTGTCATAGATGTTCAGCTGGTCAGGTTTCACTCCAAACGCCGCCGCAATCTGCAGAGCATTAAAATTCTTCAATTCATAAAACTGACTGTCCGTCAGTTTCAGGTTCAGCGGCTCAATCGTCATCCCCAGTGGCAGCGGGATGATTTTATCCGTGGCTTTGGCTCCAAAACTCAGTATATTTTTGACCAGATTTTTCCGTTTCACCTCGTCCAGATCGCCGGTGTAATGGATAATCGCGTTGGCTGTCAGGCCCCGCTGGTACAGATCGTTTAAAAATTCCTGCGCGTACTTCTCCCCGGCAAGGCTGGATGCAAGAATCTCTCTGGCCGATTTGCCAACCAATCCGTTACTGACGTTATCCGGCATGGATCCCTTAAAATGGAGCACATCCTCAGGATCGATCCACCACTGCTGACCGTTTTGCGGATCCACATAAAAATATACATAGCTCCGGTTGATAAACGGCATGGAGTTATTGATATAGATCTGCATGCTCTGGCTGACCATTGGATAAAGCCCGGTCATGTGCCCGGTCCGGTCTCTGGCTATGTACGCATAGCTATTTCCATAGTGATTTCGAAAAACTTCCAGCATTTTCTTGAAAAAACTTGGCGTCATGCTCTGATTCGGTCGAACTTTCAAAAAATAAACGGCCTCATGGTCGGTCACTTCCTGATTGTTTTTGTCCATCAGGCGGATATCCAGCTTGCCCACGGCCTCTGACAGTACCCGGATACAGACAAAATAAGTCATGACCGACAGGTCCCCGCCCATTCCGGCGCCCGGATTGTTGTTAAAAAAGTCATTGATATCACTCAGATTGATAGTCCCATTGGTGCTGTTCCTGACTTTTTGGCGTCCCGGCGTGTAGATCGGCCCCGCAGCTGTGGGCATCCTTGCCCTTGGCGCGTGGATGTGCCTCACCATAGGATGCTCCCGCGCAGTGTTTCGGTTTATTCTGATCATTTTTTATCATCATCTCCCAGCATTTTATTCATTGCGGCTGCCCATTCATCAACGGCCGCGTTCTGATCAAAATCGGATTGTTTCCGCATAAAGTACAGTTTCCACGCATCAATCGCGGCATCCACCGGATCAATCCTGTGGTCCAACGTGTTTTTATCAATTTTTATCTCACCAAAACTGTTTTGCGTTTCGATAGCGTTGATAATTGACCATGTAAGCAGCGCATTTTTGCGGTTATATTTGATCACCCCGGCCTCAACAGACAGCTGCAGATCCTTGGTAGTGTCTGACAGGCTGCGGGCGGACTGGATAATATCGGTCAGATCACAGCCTAAAAAGTCCAGATCTTCTAAAAATGCACTGGCATTGTGCGGATCGTATCCAACTTCAATAATCTTTATTCCATATTTTCCAATCAAATTTTTGAGATACTGGATAATGTATTTGTAATCGGTTTTAATCCCATACCCGCCGTCTGTCAGTGTCATCAGTCCGTCCCGCACCCATTGCCGGTACGGAACCTTGTCCGTCTTTTCATGTTCCTGCAGGCGCAGTGTCGGCATGAAGGAATGAGACTCCAAAAACACCTGCTCTTTGCCGTCCGCGTTGTCCAGCGGAAACAGAAATGACAAACTGGTCAGATCACCACCAGATGACAGGTCAATACCGAGATAGCATTCCCGGTTTTTCATGTCAGCCATGGCCAGATCGGAGGCGCATTTTGCCCATTTTTCGGCATCAAAAACAGCGCCGCCGGTGTATGTTACCCAGGTATTCAGCGATTTTGTTTCAAAATTTACAAGGTCATCCCCGCCTTTTTCTTTGGCATCTATCGCTTTCTGCGCATATCGTCCAATCATTTCCTCATCCAGCGTGACATCATCTTTCCACAAGTTCAGTGGATTGGCTTTTGCCCAGTTATGATAATCCCAGACGTCGTCATTTTCATCCATCTCAGTGATATAGACAAATTGTGAATCCTTCTGGACAGCGCCGGACAAGATCTTTTTGCAAAATTCATACTGCTTGTAACAGGGGCTGTTCAGGTCAAATCCCGCAGTGGTAATGGCCAGCGTAAGCGCGGACGGTACCTTGATCTGTCCATCCAGCATCAGCTTGTACATCTGGTCTGTTTTATGCGCATGATATTCGTCTATAATGGCCAAAATCGAACGAAAACCATCTGCGGACTTAGTATCACGTCCGATTGCTTTTATGACCGTATCGGTCACTTTCGACCGGATTTTGTGGGCATATTTCGTGACTTCATACAATTCAGCCAGATCCGGATCGGATAGAATGAAATGATATATCTCATCCCAGACAATGTTAGCCTGATCCTGTTTTGTGGCTGCGCAGTAAATATTGCCCATGTTGTACCCGGCAAACGTTGCGTTCATATTGGCTATAGCGCCCGCCAGAAACGATTTTCCGTTCTGCCGGGCTATCTGTATATAGGCCTCTCTGAATCGGCGCTCTTTGCTACGTTTTTTGCGCCAACCAAACAGGCTTCCAAGGATAAAATTCTGAAATCCTCTGGTCTGCAGTTTTTTCGGATGAGCACCCTCCCCGATAGTCAGTTCGTTTGCGATTGAGATAAATTTCTCGGCCTCTCTGACGTCAAAAATATAATCAAAATCCCGGCGCTTCAGATCCCGCAGGTGACGCTGGCAGGCTAAAAATTCCGTGTGCCCGGTCAGGCGCTGTCCGGAAGTGACCAGTTCCGCATAGTTGGTGGTACGGTCAGTTCTTCTGCGGGGCACATTATCCGCCGTCCTTTTTCATGTATTTCATGTATTTGTTGATTTCCCTATCCTCTTTAACAGGAACAACCAGTTTCAGGCGGTCGGTGGTGGACAGCCCCAGTTTCGTGCTGCACTGCATGATGATTTTCGCGTATTTTTCTGCTGCAACTGTTTTAGGATTGACGACATCATACGAGTCATAAGCGGTGACACGCTCAATAGTGTCTCCCTCTTTCAAGACATCTTCGGCATTTTTTTGATAGCGGCTGTATGCATTCGCATAGATTGCAAGGATTCCAAGATCTAGGTTGTCCCACAATTCGATAGATTCAGCTTCTTCGACGATTCGCAAAAATTCTTCTTTTGCAATTTCATCCAGCCACCCGGGGGCCTGAAGCTGCTGGCGGTCCAGTTTTATTTTTTTCTCTTGTACGGCCCGCTCTTTCCGGGCAGCCTTCCCGATTTTCCCTGTTGATATGTCGACTACTTTTCTATTTCTTCCGGCCATGGTTTTTACCTCCTCCCGGATGCAGATTTTATGCATTAGCATTTTTGGCGTTTTTGTGAGAGATTTCGGCAATGTGTGGTTTTTACTGGTGTTTCAATACTTTTCCGACCTCCCCACCCTGGTCAAAATCCCCCGACCGGAACCGGCGGATGCAGTCAAATAATTTTGCCTGCATTTTCGTTTTGCGCTCCGGACCGCGGTCGTACTCTCTATGAATAATGTAATGGGACAGCGGCGATACCCATATCAGATTGCCCAAATCCCATTTGCGTGACGGATCCTCATCAATTGGTATGATATGGTGCGACAGCTTGCCCGTCACTGTTGCACGCTTGATATAGTATTGATACAGATCGAGATCAGCACAGGCAGCACGGCATTGCTCAGTCAGCCACTGCCACTGCGAGGTGTGGTAAAACTCCTTGGAGGTCTGACGTCTGTGATGCTTGTCATAGTATTTTTGTCTGACGGACTCGCAGTGCGGGCACCGTGTAGCCGTGTATCTCATCCCGCATTTTGTGCAGATCTTAGTGTACATATAGCGCCCCATATAAAAAGCACCCACAATCGTGAGTGCTGAATAGTCAGGCCCCGAAGGGCCCGGAAAGGAAATGAATGAACCGTAACAGCGGCAGCTGTTATATATTGAGAGGATATGTCTTGCAGTCCCTGTGGATATCGGTATTCCGTATCCCTGCTGATATGGATTATTGTATCCCTATCTCCTTATCCTCTCAGTATATATATTAACACGGGTTGCTACTGCAATTCACTGCAATTATCATCCACGCGTCGATCACCGCCTTGCATTAAGCTCTGATTGTTTCTGTGTGATCTCCTGCAGCGCGGATCCGTTGAGTTGGAACACTCGGCGGATGGACCAGTGCTGCTGTCCTGCTATGTCATCCCATGACAGCCCGCATATATATCTATCCATCATGATCGCCTGCGTGTCCTGGTCCTCAATCAGCAGGATCAGGGCCAGTGCCCGCTGTCTGTCTGCAGACAAGTCTGACATCAGTCTTGCGATCTGCTCCGACGACTCCCGCAGTCTGGACTCCAGCCTGATAACCAGGTCGCACAGGTCAGAATGTTTGGACCCTGTGATTTTGTCTTTGTCATACCGTTGCCCTTTGACGTCTGATATATCCTGCCGGATTAACATCTGCTGGCGTCGGAGTGCCTGTAGTTTGTTTTGCTGGCAGCGGACGTGATTAAGAAAGTCCTTAACTGTCATCGGTGTATCCGTCATAGTGTCTCCTCCAGCTTATCCCTTATCATACTCACACCCGGGCTGTCCGGAGTCAGATCATCCAGCCAGCTCTCGCCGGTAAGGAATGACTCGATGTCAATCCCGGTGTGATTGCAGATGTTAATCAACAGCTTGAGTGACGGAGTACGGCCGGTCTCCCAAAATCTCCAGCAAACCTCTGTCACCTCCGTCATATTAGCAATCTTTGTGACGGGGAGATCAACTGCCACCCGCAGCAGGTACAGCCTGCGGCCTATATACTCAGTCGTGTACATCTTCCACCTCCATCAACTTTTTCAGATACCATCCTGCTTTTTCCAAATCTTCTTTTCCGTTTTTCACTTTAAACCGCCAGATATATTTCATGCAGTTCCCGGCCAAAAACCCTTCATATCCATTCAGGCTTTCCGTTGCTGCCTTTATTGCATCAATGCATTCCACGTCTCCCTGTGTGTAGTGCGTAGGATGATTGACCGGGTCTGATTGTTTGGTCGGCACAATTTTGTGCCAACCACGACGCGGAGTCTCATCCGACTTTTTGGATTGTGGCCGGTTGTTGTCTGTCGTCGCTAACGGTGTAAGATCTTCTTCCGATGTCCAAAAAGGACGGCCGGGAGCCTCAAACATTATGTAATAAGGCTTGTCCATATACTCATTTGACAGGATATTGATCGCCTTGTGCAGGGCCTTATTTTGTTTAATCATGATTGTCTGGACATCATCCGGCATCCCGATGGCTACGGCCTCCTGCTTTTGTAGCATCTCTACTAGCTGCTCTACCATTTCATCTTTATTCATTTCTCCGCCTCCTTCAACTGTTCGGAATTTCCGAACCATTCAAACACCATAATCCTGTTCCGGCAATCCGGACATACATACGCGGCGTCGATCTTTTTCATGACCTGCCCGCACCTGGGGCAGATCGGCACATTATTTTTCTTTGCCTGTTTAATTCTTTGCGCCTGATTCATTTTCCTAACCTCCTATTCCAGGCCAAAACTGCTTTATCTATAGCCATTCTTCGACTTTTCATGTTACTCGTTTTAAATAATATTTCGGTTGATTCTTTACCATGGCACCGATGAAACACGTATCCGCGGTATCCGACTCTCACCCCGTCGGAATTTAAAACTTCCGCCGCATCGACACTCCACAGAGCCTGCTGGAAATAATTTTCGCTCTCTGCATCGTCAAACGGGAGATGTCCGCAGAAGGGACACCGACAAAGCATGCGGTAGAGATCGCCCCTGCCGTCATCCGTATACATGCGTCCGGTCGGGTCCAATAATTTATTATTCATTTTTACGGCCTCCTAACTGCTCAACTTCTATCAGATGTTTCTCCCTTTGTTTCATGTAATCCCAGGTATCAATCATGATTTGATATAACAGCTGCTGATCGCATCCAGAAAACATATCGTTCATCATTTCTGTAAACATATTTTCTGTTGGCCACGTCTGTGGGCCGATATGCGGGATAAATATATAAGGCCAGCCTTTGCGGGATAATCCGTAATCAGGATTTTCTTTTACCGTGGTCCCACATCCGCGGATCAAAAACAAATAACTGTATAACGCCTGGTCCTGTGTCATGGCTCCGGATAAAATCATCAGCCATGTATCCCAGTCACTCTGTGGCCATGGATCAATGATCACGTTTTGCGCCATTTTGAGCATCTCCGGGCACTGCGTGTTTTGCCTTGCATTCATCTCGCAGCGCTTGAGCATGGCCCACCTGGCCTCCGAAAATGTCATTGTTGTCACTCCTTTCCTGTGGATAACTTGTGTATAAGTCTGTGGATAATTCCTTACCTCTGATAGAGGTAAGGTTTTTCGTTGAAAAACATCCGATGATTACTATGTAAAATGCCTGTGGATAACTCTTACCTCAATAAAAAAACATAGTGATGTATTTTTTTATTAAATTTCTTTTTTAAAAAACAGAAAAACACAATTATCCAAATGTATATATATAAGAGGTAATAGAGGTAATGTACTATATTTATACCCATTTCTATTAGTATTTATCGGATATATCTGCCTTACCTCTCCTCCGATTTTTGAGGTAAGGCTGAGGTAATGGAGGTAATGATAACACGGCATGTTTTGCCTTCCCACCATACCGGCTGCACATTGCGGACATTCCCGCGGCCGTCTGTGGTCTGCGCAATCTTGCCCGCAGCGCCCCACTCCGGCAGCATCTTGTCGTAAGATATCCCCTCATCCTGCATAGCACGCCGGAGCATGGAGGGAAAAATGCAGATTTTCCCGGCTTTGGCGAATCCATAAATCGGAGTGACTGCCGTATGCCCGCCAAACTCCGACGCAAACCGCGCCTCATTGGCCGCGATCCAGTTAACAACAAAATCCCAGGACCGCTCCGTGTCTGACATGTCATGTGCCGTCGGCAGCATCTTAATCACCTGATCCGCCAAATAATATGCCTGATTGACCGCCTCGTCCTGCGGGGTGTCAAACACCCACATCCCTGACAGGATGTCAGCCGTCAGGATCAGTGCCAGCGCATCTACATGTGCGGAGGCGTTGTCATGGTACCTGTCCATGCACCATGTGTGGACGGCGTCCCAGATAGCCCCGGCCGTGTTTTTGTCGCCCAGCAGTTTTTTGACAAACATTTCCCCGGCAAATCCATAGTCCGACATCTGGTGCACCTGCTTGGCCAGATCGTCAGGCATAACCGGATACGTGTTGATTTCCAATATTCTATTTTTCACACCTTTAACGGAATTTTCTCTGGTCAATGGCTCCTCACCATTGGCCATGCCGATCACGCGCCACCATGCAGTTTTCTGGAGCCCGGTTTTTGTCGCCCGGCCTTTACCTTTCCCTCCTTCCAGCATGTACACGACGTATTCCAGATAGTCCTGCTTTTCGCGGCCTTGCCCCGCCACCTGCCGTTCATTGATAGCGACAGGAAAATCAGATAGCAGAGATAACCGCCTCTCAAGTCCGGCTTTGGTCGTCAGAAATGATGTCATCAGACGGTCCGGATCGCCCCAGACTGACATGGCCATTTTCATAGCTGCTGTTTTTCCGCCTCCGGAACTGCCCCAGAAATAAATCATAAAATTGCGCTGCCGGAACAGTGCCAGCAACGGCGCCGCGAAAGACGCAGACAGCAAAAATCTGGAAAATATATGGCCACGCGCCTCTTTGGCCAAAGTCAGCCAGCCGGGCAGACTGCCTGCCTGCTGCATGGCGTCCGTGATGTCTCCCTCGTCATCCATCTCAATTGCATAGTCTGTCTGAGAGGACAGTATAAATTGCTTATTGCCGTCTCTCCAGCCTAACCGGCTGACGGAATATTTGAGCGGGATTTTATCCTGATTGATTGCCTCCAACTGCTGCAGATATTTGACCAGATACTTGGCCGTCTCGGATGATACATTGAGTCCGCAGTCAGACAGCTTAACGATCGACCTGCTGGAGTATACGGTGCTGCGGGACTGAATTGTCCTCCGCCATTGATTGTAATATTTAAAACATACCTCGACCTTTTCCAAATCGGTGTCCAGATTGTACATTCGAGCGGTCAGAACCACCGGCACTCCGGATGCTGTATTTTCTGTCACGGAGCCGTCCGCCCGCTCCTTGTACTCACGTACGCCCGTACGATCAACCACATATCCCGCAGGGATCGTCAGATCAATCGGACAGTCCGGTATCAGCTGGCCGGTAGTCTTAACATGTTTCTGCCCCGGCTCTGCTGCCGGCGTGTCTACCGTCCGAAAATGTTTACGGCGGTAATTGGCGATCGTCTTGCTGAGATCAGACTTATTGACCGCCTTGCCCAGCCGCGCCCGGAACTGCTGATAGTGCACCGGGGACTCTTTTTCCAGCAGTGCAAGGCTGCCAATCACATCCTCCGTGAAAACTGTCTCCGGAGTCGGGTTGGACAGTGCGCGGAGCGTGGCCACGGCGCGGTGGACATGCTCCAGTGCCCATGATGCGGGGCACTTGACCTGGCAGTCGTCGCAGTGACGGAAACCCAGCGTCTTTTGGATGTACTCACAGCTCCGGGGGCTCATGTTGTCCAGCACCTCGGCGATTTTGTCGTCCGTAACGGACGGATCATATCTGACCGGATCAGCCTTGGAGATGTCATGGCACGCCGTAGGACCGTCCTTGGCTCTGGCCAGATTGGATATGGCAGCTACCCACTCATCATAAGTGAGTGTCTTGGCGTCTAATTGGCAGTGCTGCAAAAATTTGCAGTTGGTCAGTATCATTGACGCCGGACCGTCTGTCGGCTTGCGTGTAAATGACTGCCCGCGGTCAGTCTTTTTATCCGGGACCGGCACTGACAATTTTTGAAAAACGTCAATGCCGTACCGGGCGTCGGACTGGTCAATGATCTCACATGCTGCGGGATTGTCGACGTCTTTGAAATTCCATGTGCCCGGCACCCGCAAAACGCGCGTGAGATCAGCTGTAGCGTCAATCTCCCAGCCGTGGACGCTGGCGTTATTGCGTATCAGTTGTTGCATTTTTTGCACCAACTGCCGAACGTCTCTCCAGTTGTCCGGCGTCACATCAATCGGGCGATCCAGCAACCAATAGACATGCAGGCCATGACCGGATGCCACAATAATGGACGGCGGGATGTCGGTAGGCATAATGCCCATGGCATCCTCAATGCTGGCAGGCAGACGGTCCGACTTATGCGCTGCGGAGTCTAATATATCCACGTCAGCCCACAGACAGCCAATCTGACTGATCTCTGCCTGCGTGCCCCGGTGGTTGCTGTCGGCCGGAGTCTTGCGGACTCCGACGGAGCAGTAAACATCATGGCGCGATCCGGACAGCTTTCGTGCGGACTCTGCCATGCCGACGATATCGGTCGTGGCAAAAAAGTGAGACTGCTGGTCCGGCTTGGTCCAGAGATAGGCATATCCATTTGTCCCGGCATAGATTTTACTTAAAAACTCTCCCGCATCTGTCATGTTTTATTTACCTCCTTTCCTTCTAAAATTTTTTTGGCGTCCTCTGTGCTGCGGGCAATCCCCGCCCGGCATCCTGACTGCTGCAGAAATCCCAGCATCTTAACCTGATCATCCCGGACTCTGCCGCGGGCGGTCTTAATCTCAAGCCCGCAGAAAACGGCTATCGTCTGCCCTACCATGTCAGGCGTTATCGTGACCGTACGGAAACCAAACAGGTCAGGAAACCCATTGGGCAGGCCGGTCGAAAACGGCCGGTAATTTTTAAGCGTAACCGTGTCGCGCGTCTTATTGACCACCATCCCCGCCCATGCAGAGCCTACATTTGCGCGAAAGATCACGCCAAGGCGCTGCTGTGAGATGTACACCCTGATTGCATTTTGGATTTCATGCTCGGTCATGTTTCTCACCGGCCAGTACGGACTCCTGCAATGCCTGGCTGATACGCTTTTTGTTTTCCGTCCAGCTTGGGACGCCTATCCGGACGATCTTCCGGCCGGTGCGGTCTGACAGCTGGATGCCCAGCAGCATGTGATCAGTCTGCGGATCATAGACATGTGTTACAAGACTTACTTCCATTGATAGATCAGGATTATATTTCATGGTTGGCACGCATTCTAGACATTTTATTGCGGAAAGTCCTCAAAAACCATGCGTTAAATTCTGCATCTGTCATATATCGGATAATTCCCGCCTGCTCGTCTTCCCACGTGGCTGATCTCCCATCATGTTCCATGTGATGTACAAATCCCGCCTTTCCCATCCGGCGGACACGCCGGGAATATCGGTTATTTATGTTACGCGCAAAATCATCCATTTTATCACGCCCTTATCTTTTTTAATTCCATCATTTTCCTTACCCATCCCATACGGTAGCCACGCTGCAGGGCGATCCTCTCCAGATCAGCCCTGCTGCGGGCACGGCCTACTTCCTGTCGTTTCCGTTTTTTCTCAAGAATCTCTACTGCGTCAATCTTGGCCAGGCTGCCGTCCCGCTCCTTGACTTCCCGGCCGGCAATCGGCGGACAATACCCGCAGTATGGGCACGTCCGGCTGCTCCCCTCCCAGACCTGATAACAGTCCGGGCACTGATGCAGTGGTACCTGTTTTGGCCGGTGCTTTTTTTGTTTTGTCTCCAGCGTCCAGTTGTGCTCCATGTTGGGCAGTCCATGCCTAAAACAATTGCCGACATGGTCAATGATTACGGCTACCTTGTCCGGATTATCCGGATCAGGCCGGAGCGGTCTCATTGACTGCTGTATAAACAATGTGAGTGATGCCGTTGGCCTGGCTAATATCACAGCGTCCATGCCCGGCACGTCAAACCCCTCACCCAGCAGATCCACATTGCATAATATTTTTATTTTTTTCGTGCGAAAATCATCGATGATCTGATCCCGGAGATTTTTTGGCGTCTCTCCGTCCACATGACAGGCCGGGATTCCGGCCGCCCGGAATTGGGCAGCTGTCCTCTCGCTGTGCTCACGGCTTACGCAGTAACACACCGCCTGCCGGCCGGGCGCCAGTTTTTGATAATTTTTGATGATGTCACCGACCAGTGCATCATCATCTACTGCCGCCTCCAGCTCCGATTTGACGTAATCGCCAAACCGGATGTGCACTGATTTGTAATCCGCCTTGCTCGGCGGGGCATAATACTGATATTTACACAGGCTCCCCTGCCCGATCAGAAAATCAACGGACGGGCCAATCAGCAGATCGTCAAAAACATCACCCAGGCCATTGCCGTCAAGTCGGGCTGGTGTGGCCGTTACACCCAGTACGGCTGCCTCCGGATACGCGCCAATGATTGACCGGTACGTGCCGGCTGTGACATGGTGGCACTCGTCGGTGATCAGAAAATCATAATGTCCGATCCTGTCCAGCCTGCGGGAGACGGTCTGCACACTGCCGATCTGCACCGGTGCGCTGTAGTCCGGGACAGTGTTGGCGGAGATTATGCCATGTCGGATACCCATGGCCGTAAACGTCCGGTCCGACTGATCAATCAGCTCCCGTCTGTGGACTAAAAATAAAACACGCCGGCCAACCATGGCCGTCTTGGCAGCCATCCAGCCTACCATGACTGTCTTACCTGCCCCGCAGGGAGCGACGGCACAGACACGCTGGATGCCGTCAGCAAAATCCTTGGCGATCCGGTCAATCAGATCAGACTGATATGGCCGCAGATCGTAGGACATGGCGCATTACCGTCCTGTCCACGGTATGCCGGCCGGAGGTGCTGTGGGCGGCTGCTGCGCCGGCTGCTGAGCCGGCTGCGCGTATCCCAGCGGAGGCTGTGTATACGCCTGCTGCTGCACCGGAGGCTGTCCGTATGCCGGGGACTGGTTGTATCCCTGCTGTGCCGCGGGAGTCTGTGCGTATCCCTGCTGCGGTGCCGGCTGTGATTCGTTTTCAGCGCGCGTATCCACAAACTCAAAACTCGTCATAATGGCATGGAGTGACGCCCGCGGCGTGCCGTCATTGCCAGTCCAGCCCTGCGCCTCCATGTCCCGGACGTCAACGACAATCCGGGAGCCCTTATGAAAATACTGTCTGATAACTCCGCCCTGTTTGCCAAACACTGTGATGTCCACAAACATTGACGCCCGGTCCTTCCGGCCGGCATTGCTGGCCACCGTAAACCGTACGTACTCATCTCCCCCGTTTTTCGGGGTTTCTGCTATTGGGTCTTTCGTTAAACGTCCAAAAATACGTGATGTAATCATAATTATCTATCTCCTTAATTTTCAATTAAATGGAATTTCATTTTTTACGCATGGCGCGCCGACCGGCTTTTTGGGGTTATCAATCACGATCCCGGTCTCTGCCATGTACTTGTCAATCTCTGCCAGCAGCGTCTCCCAGTCCTGTGGGGTTACACTGCTCATCTCCCGGTGCTGCTGTGCCAGCCGCTTGGACATGTATCCGTCAAGCGGATCGGACGCGTCCCAGTGGAGCTGCTGCCAGATGTAGATCAGCTGATCTCTGGCTGTAGGGGCCGGCTGTGCTGCGGGTTGTGGTGCCGGGGTTGCGACAGGTTGAACCTGCTGTAGAGCATGTTGGGACTGTGCTGCGGGCTGTGCCGGTTGCTGTGCTGGTGCGGGCTGTCCCGCAGCGCCCCCTGCGTCCAGCCAGTTAAGCATTACCCGGCCGGTCTCGGTGGTCGGCGTAAAATATCGGCCGTCAAATAATTTTGTGCGGTCCTTACTGACCATGGCCGTATGATTGATACTCAGGTCAAAAACCGTTGTAAACTCATACTCAATCCCGTCTCTCTGGATGGGAGCCATACCTAGTTTCTCAATTTTTTTGCGGCCGCTCCCGTCGGTGACCTGCTCATAGGCAGTCTTGCTCCGCATGGTAGCTATGATATGGCACGGGCTGTGGAGCATCGTCTCTACCAGCTGGTTATGCTGCGGGGTGATCTCCCTCCAAGCGGCCCAGCTGTTGCCGTGGTACTTGCTGTCTGTCGCCTTGCCTTGCTTATCCAGCAGACCACCCTCACCTGACCAGGCGTGAGACAGGGAATCTATAACAATTAGCTCAAACCCCGCCTGCTCTGCTGCATGGATAGCATCGATATATTTTTGCGGATCATATGGAGGCGTGACTGTGAGCGTGCTGTATGGTCCAAGGTCGGCATACAGATCAGCTGATCCCGACTCCGTGTCAATGACAGCGATCTTATCAATAGGGACTATGCCTCCGCCTATAAGCAATGCGGAGTATGTTTTCCCGGCTCCGGACGGTCCGGCTATTGCAAGGCGGAGCTTAGATCGCTTGCGCTCCGCCTTGTGAAATACTATCTGTGCCATTACTGCACCTCCTTTAATTTTTTATATTCCTCCAGCATCCTTTTTAGCTCTGGATCCGCTTTGGCCATCAATTCGTACACCGCGTTTTCCTGCAAGTGTTTCATTCTCTCATCCATTTGTGCTTTAATTTCCGCTGCCCGATGTCGGTCATATTTCCGACGGAAAAAATCATCCATAGTTGCATAACCGGCAATTTCTTTCAAGCCTTTCAAATGCGCGTTAAATTTCCGTACGTCTTCTTCAGGAACATTAGTAGCGCTTATAATTCCGACAGAAAATCCATAGCGCGTATCGCATATAACGTAATCTCCAACACTTAACGCATGCAGGTATGATTTGAATAGGTATTGTTTCTTTTCGTCATCCGGGCCGTCATTTGATGGGAAAATCACTCTCACATATGTATAATTATTCATTTTTTTTATCTCCAATCTGAGTACTGAAATCTAATCCGGCCGGAATATTATTGACAATTCTCATAATCTCGGCCGTCTGCGCATCATTGTGAGCTCGGAATGTGACGGTTATTACTCTCACCTGCGGAGCCGCCGGCGGTGTAAACGGTGCCGGCGGTGTAAATCCCGCAGCGGCTGCTGGCATAACGGTGGCCGCTGGAATAACTGGTGCCGCTGTCCGCTTAGCCGCTGCCTCAATACTGGCCCGGCGCTTAGCCTCCAGCTCAATCTTGCCCTTGATCGTCGGGATAGGATTGCCAAGCAGATCATCGGTCAATATCTCATCCGTGATAGGGGTCGATAATCCATATTGCTGATTAACAGCCATGATCTGCATCTGCCCGACCTCTCTGCGGGATTGCATCAGTTCTGCAGCGTCATCCGCTGCCCGCTGCCTTTGCAAGTCCTCCGCTGCCAGGGCGTCAATGTCTGACATGATATCCGCCCATGCTTGCGTTTTGTTGAGCCATTTAGGATGCTCAATCTCGACAAATGCTTGGTCGATTGTCCGCGTGTACTCCGGCCGGAGTCCAGCATTATATGATTTTTTGATGTACTCTCCAGATATCCTTGCAACCAGTGCAGCTACTCTCCGCTGATCGTATGCATCCAGCTGATCGCGGAGCGGGCTCTCCGCCTGCTGGACGATTTTAAGCAGCTCTTTGCACCCAGCCGCAAAATCGTCATACGGTTTTTTTGTCGTCCTTTTGCCGGATACCTCAAATTTTTGGATTGACGTCCGGACCGTTACGATCTCCCGCAGGGCCTTGCTGCTGTCATCAAGATTGTCATCCGTGACGATCAGTCCTTGATACTTATCGATGTATGCTGCCAGGGATTTTTTGACCTCGTCCCAGTTAACCTGTACAGACAGGTCGGCTGACAGGATTTTGGGCTCTACAAGCACTGGGAGCGTTGATACGGTGTTAGCCTCAGCAGGCACTGTGATCTCCGGGGTTGTGATTATTTTTTTAGTCCTCGTCATCCCCTATACCCCCATCCATTGTTAACCAATTTCTTCAATACCGCCCCGGGTCGGAATTTTGCGGCGGTGTGCTCGGGCACGTCAATCATCTCAAGTGTTTGGGGATTAACTACCGTATGGAGCGGCACTCGCACCGTGTAAAATTTCCCAAACCCCGTGAGGACTACCGGATCTCCGTAAGACAGCGCTGTCTGTATAGCGTCTACCACTGACTGGAGAGCTGTCTCTGCCTGATTTTTGGTGTATCTGGAGTGCTGCTCCATGATTAGATTAATCAATTCTTTCTTGTTCATGTTTTCTCTTCCCTTTCATGTGCTATAATATTGGTGTAGGACCTTCTTCATGCCGGCTGACACTGCAATGTCAGTCGGCATTTCCCTTTTCTCCCCCGCAGAGAGTTACATTTAACTGAATGTCATCTGACTCAAGACTGATTTTTAAGGTGTAACTCTTGTCCTGCGGGACCAGCTCCAGAATCTTCTTGGCGGCTTGGATGTTTTTGCCGTCCGGCCGGAAGTACTCCGGGAACTCTTTGTTGTAATCGCCATAGGACTTACCGATCACTGCCGGTTCCGGAGCGGGCTCTGCTGCCAGTGGTTCCGGCGTCTCCGCTGCCGCATTATTCGTCTCATCAATCACCTCCTTTTCTTCCTGATCTTTTTTCAGTCTCTTTTCGTCGGCCGCTGCTACCCGGCATTTAACAGAGCAGTATTTCTGCCGGCCGTCAGTCGCGATAAATTGTTTCCCGCAGTACGGGCATGTTTTATCCATTTTTTTCTTCTCCTCCTTGCTCAAATACCGATAAAAAATCTTGAACAACTTGCTCTTATGCATCTGATCAATACTCAATACCTCCCGGATCATTACCGGGACTTTTTGGCGTCCGACCTGATGCATCACTATGTCCCCAGCCTTGATATCAGGCTCCGGCTCCCGGACCATAATCACGGTCTCCCGGCTGTTGGCAGAATTGCCACCTGCCAACCCGGCCAGATGCCGGTCCTCAACCGTACTGTATGGCCGCTCCTCAACCATCACCTCACCTCCGGACCGTCAATCCATGTCCAGTCCCCTGTATGGATTGAGTAAAATAACCCAATCATCAGGCACAGAAACGTGCAGGCGACGGCGATAATCGCCATGTCAGCCATCCGCAGCTGGCTCTGTTTTGATGCGATCCACTGATCGCATAATATCTGCGTCTCCCAGTCGTCCAGCTCTGTGCGGTGCTGGCATGACATCAGGCATGCCTGGTCAATCTTTTCCTGTGATTTCATTTTTTTGGCCACTGTTATCCCTCTTTTAGCCCTAACTGTTCCCTGCGGGACTTATCCAACATCTGTAAAAACGGCAACTTACTGTGCCGCGCCGGCATTTTAACGGCCGGCTGCACCCGGTGGGACCGTATCCACTCCCGGGCGTCCTCTACATCAATTTGATAGGCGCCGCCCATCAGTGTTGCCGGGAGCTCTCCGGCCCTGCATAATTTCCGTACCGTCAGTTCAGGCAGGTTCTCGAACTGCGAAAACTGCTTAATTGTCTGATACATCACACTCACCTCCTCACGCGGAATGCTGTCCATCATCACCGGACTCGAATAGATACTCAATATTTGCGTACGGGAACAGGACGCTTTTAATCTTGTACGCCTCACCGTACAGGAACTCACTCTTGCCATTGATCTTGTCGTTGACTGTGGCCTTACGGCAATCCAGCAACTCTGCAATCTGCAGCTGTGTTACGCCTCTGACGGTCATCTCATTTTTTAGATTTTTATACACATTGCTCACCTCCTCATTAGTACGCTGTATCGTACCTTTATATTGATTATAGCACGTCATAACGTACTGTCAATACTATACAACGTATTTTATTTTCGCAATTTACCCTTTGTTTATGCTTTTTTGGCATAAAAAAATACGCTATACCGTTGACAGGGTACGGTATAGCGTATATAATAGATATATAAATAAAGGAGGTGAAAATGAATGGAATCATCAGTCAAGGATCTGATAACAAAAAAGGGCGTGAGCGTAAAAGCATTTGCCCGGCAGGCGGGAATTCCTTATACTACACTACTGGCCATGATACAGGCCGGCATTGATAAATCGTCTGTCGGCAATGTAATCAAGGTAGCCAAAGCACTGGGAGTTGACGTGGAGACATTATCACAAAAAGTCCCGGGACATAATATGGCAGCTATGCCCACATCAGTGTATCCGGTCGTCCCTGCGGGGATTGCAGCCGGATCGCTGGAGGAGATTGACTGCATGATGGATCTCCCGCAGGCGTCAGTCCCTGATATGCTTATGGGGCGCTGGGCCGGAGACAAGAGAGTAATGTTGATGCACGTCAATGGAGACAGCATGGATAATGTCGTCCCGGACAAATCAATCATTGCTGTCCTTACAGGAGTTGAGCGGGAGCAGCTCCGTAATGGTGATATTGTCGTAGCCAGTGACGGTGATCGGACGTACACCATTAAGCGTTTTTACAATGATACAGAAAATCGGAGGATTATCCTCCGGCCGGACAGCAAAAACCCGGCGTTCCTGCCTATCGTATTTTCTTATGATCAGGCCGACGATCTAAAAATCATTGGCAAAGTCGTTATTTATTCTGTTTTCCTGTAAAATGTATTCCCTCCTGTTTATAAAGATGATATTATCTTAATAAAGGGAGGGATTGCATTATGTTTTGCAGCAAATGTGGTACAGAGTTACCCGCTGACGCTAAATTCTGCCCCCACTGCGGGGCTCCGACCGGAGTGACTACGGATCCGGATCCGACACCGGAGCCGGTTAAAAATCCGTATAAAAATGGACCGGATTATTACGATCCTCCAAAGTCCTCAAAAACAGGATGCGGGACGGTATTACTTGTTTTGTTTTTTGTTTTTGCGCTGCTCTCCGCAATCGGGAATATGATCTCGCCCTCCAGCAGCACCTCTACAGCGGCGTCCAGTCATCCATCCACTCAATCGTCCGGCACTCACAAGTCTGCATATATCTATCACAACGGAGATATTGTATATAGCAATCAGCAGACGGCGGTCATCAAGGAGCCCGGAGAGATTGCCACCGTAATAGATGCAGTCAAAAATAAGGACGAGGCAGCGCTGCAGGCAATGCTGCTTCAGGGCAGATTTTACATGATAGACAAAAATACAAAAATGGAAATCGCAGAGGACTCACCTTACATTAAGGGATATGCTCTGGTGCTGATTGAGAGCGGGGCTAATATCAATAAGCACGGATATGTGTCTGTATCTACAATCAGCAAATAACCCCGTAGAAAGGACTGATATTATGGCCAACAAAAAAATACGCCGCCGGGCAAATGGCGACGGCAGTATCTACCTGGATAAAAAGCGCAACAAACTGGTCGCTGCCATTACAGGCCCGGACGGACACCGGATTACAAAACGATTTCCGGTTGACTCCCGGCAGGCGGCCAGAGACTGGCTTGTCCAGCAGCAGTCCGATATCTCCCAGGGCGATTATGTGCCCCGGACTGACGTCACACTGGGAGATTGGATGGTAACGTTTATCCGGACTTATAAATCCGGACTCAAGCCTATCACAATCAATAATTATTATTTTTGTGCCGGTCAGCTGGCGCCGTTGGCTGGTATCCCGCTTCAGGATGTCAGTCCGGTTATTTTGCAAAAATATTTTAATAATCTCACCTGCGCCCACTCCAGCCGGAAACAAATCAGGACGTTCTTGTCCATGTCACTCCGCAAGGCGTTATCCCTCCAGATGATTAGACGCAATCCGCTTGACGGAGTAGAGGTTAAGGGCGGCGCACCTCCCCACAAAATATCTGTTTTTACTCAAGCTGAGATTGCCAAAATATTGACTGTCTCCAAAAAATATAATCCCGGCGTATATGCTCTAATTTTGACAGCTGTCTATACCGGCATGCGTGCCGGGGAGCTGCTGGCTCTGCACTGGTCAGATGTGGACCTGCTGCATGGAGTAATCCATGTATCCCACAATGTAGTGCATATCCACAAAAAATATATCCTCCAGCAGACTCCCAAAACAAGCGCGTCATGCCGGGATATCACAATCCCGCCCCGGCTGGTGGAGGTGTTGTTTGCCCGCAAACACCGCAAAATAGCGTCTATTGATATCAATGACAGATGTGTTTTTACGGGGATCCGGCATCAGGATATTATTGCGGATGAGATGCGGTACTATTGGGACAGAGTCCAGCAGCTGGCCGGCATATCACATCACAAATTCCATACGCTCCGGCACACGCACGCCAGTCAGTTATTGGCTGCGGGAGTGCCAATTACGGAGGTATCCCGCAGGCTTGGCCACGCCAGCCCGGATGTGACTCTCAAGATTTATAGTCATTTTATCCCAGGCAATGACCGGGCAGTGGCAGATAGGGTTCAGGATATTTTTGGATCGTAATGGTAGCAGTAAATAAGTTGTAAAAGGCCCTTACCCGGGGCCTTTTTTATGGCATTTTATACAGGCCGTTGCTCCCACGTTGCTACCATTTCATTATTTTTTGATTTTTTGATAGTCGTTTTTATCAGTGTTTATCTGACATTTTTCGATTATGTTCGTTGGATTCACAACTTATCCACAGAAATTTCGCGAAAAATGTGCATAACTTCGATAATATCTACACTCACGGCGTATCATGGCCTATTGTATCCTATTGAGTTTTGTCCGATATAATTGTATCTATATCGGTACCGTTGCTCCCACGTTGCTACCACAAAAAAAAGGCCGGCTAAGCAGCCAGTCTCTTTTTTGCTATCTCAATATATCCGGCATCTCTCTCAATCCCAACAAAATTTCTGCCCTTATTTTTAGCTGCCAAACAGGTCGTCCCGGATCCTGCAAACGGATCCAGTATCAGGCTCCCAGCCGGGACCACCTGCACCAGCTCCTCCATGAGTGCTGTGGGTTTTCCCGTCAGGTGAAATTTATCAGACAGCTTGACCGGAAATTTGTAGCAGCCGGGATATGGCCCTGCAATTTTTTGCCTGAGGCACTTTCCCTTTGTACCCCAAACCACATACTCACACTGGTGGCGAAAATATCCCTTATGCGGAGCGCGGGCTCCTCCGCCCTTGTCCCATGCTATGATACCCCGCCAGATCAACTCTCCGATCTGTACTACATCCGTGGTGGCCGGCAGTTGCCGCCAATCCGTAAACATCAAAAAGTATCCGTGAGGCTTGAGTATCCGCTGGCACTCTGATATCCACAGATTGCACCAGTGCATCCATGACCGCTGGTCCTTGGTGTCTCCCCAAAATGTAGGCCGGTGGATTACTTTGTTATCCGATTGCTCATACTTTTCTGCCGGATCTTTTTGACGCTCTGCGGCAGACGATCCTCCACTGCCGTACGGGGGATCTGTGATGACGGCATCCACGCTGTTGTCCTGCATCCCCCTCAAGATGCGGAGGCAATCGCCGTAATAGATTTTATTGATTTCCATTTATTTTCCCTCCTCCCTACTGCTTATTATAGAACATATGTTCTGTATACGCAAACAGAAATATCTCACAAAAAGAAGACTGACCGTAATGGCCAGCCTCCTTTTTTTATTTTTGCGGCTCTGAGCCAAAAACCCGCTCCATGCCGTTCACCGTTACCAACCAGGTGCCTCCTGCCTTACGGGCCTCACCTGGTACAAACCGTGGCGGCGTATCGTCCCGGCCGGTACATGCCGACTGGACTCTGCGGGGAGATATCCCCCAGCGCTCCGCTGCCTCGCTGGCTGTCATGACAGCCGCCAGCGGGCCCTCAATCCGCTCGATTACTGTTTTGGCGGATGGGCGCTGCCGGAAGAATCCAATAAACCTGATCCCATCAGCCCACTGGCAGCGGGCCGATCCAAAATCTCCTACATGATCCTCTGACATGACCTTATCTGCAAATGGATCGTACGCGATCTCCGTATAGAGATCATCCACAGGTTTTACAGGGATTGCCTGCAAAACCTCTTCCAATCCGTTATATTGATTCATTTATTTATCCTCCGTTTTTTTATTTTTGTTATATATGCCCTTGCTGTATGGCATATATGAGTTTACGGCTTTGAGCCCCAGTCCCGTGACCTTGCTGATTTCCTCAGCGCCATATCCCCGGGAGTACATCTCCCGGATCTTTTGGGTTGTCGGCGTTGAGTACACGCCGGCAGTGACCAATATTTTACGCGTTTTTTGTGGAGATATCCCAGCCTCCGCTGCCGTTTTCCGGAGATTGTTATATCTCCGGTATAATCTGATGACCTCTTGTGACTTATTCATTTTATTCTGCCTCCTCTGTGTATAATTTGTGGATTACATTTGCAAACTGCTCTGACCGATTATCAATCCACCATGCGGCAGATTTTTTGTTTTTCATCAGTCCCATGAGTTTTTCTTTCATAGCCTTGTTGGCCTCGTCTACTGCAGGGAACGCCTCCAACTTTTCTACAAATCCCTGACGGATTGTTTCTGCCCAGCTGATCTGTTTTTCGCTGCCCTGCAGTTCTGCAAATCCCGCAGCCTTATTCTTTTCATCAAATTTTTTGTTAATGCAGTCCGGGCAATCGCTGTGCTCTGCCGCCCATTGCTGTCTCTCTCTGTTTTTTGCATCCCCTGTTACATTGATGACTCCCTTGTGCCCGCATGTGTAAGTTATTTCCATTTTCATTTTTATTACCCCTTTCGTTTTTACCTCTCTCAACCTTATGT